ATTAGTTATGAAAAAAATTGAAAAAGAATTAGTAACATCAAGTAATCCTCCTCCATACGATCATATCATTGTTATGGTTGGCGAAGATCGATATGAAGGATTTAAAAAATGGATGGAGCATTTATCTAAAAGGATGAAGAATCCTAAATATCCAGGATTTGAACATGTTAAATTTGATGTAGAAGTTACACCAAGAGCTGCCGAAACTGGCGGAACTGGAATGAGTTTTACTAAATTACGTAACATTTTAAAAGATCCTAATGCTACTCCAGAACAGCAATTTGCATTATGGTCTCAAGGTTTTGATGTTCAAAAATTAGGGAAAGATTGGATTATGAAATTAATGGATTTCACACGCAAGGGCATGGGTATTCAAGAAAGCATATCTGAAGCACCGATTGAAATGGATCCTTCCGAACCAATGAATCCTATGATTCATAGCCATGACAAAGCCAACCCAGCGAAGTTAAAATATAGAATGATGAGAGCAGCTGGACAAATTAAAGATCTTGCTAGCAGAGTAGACAATGCTAGTCCATACGAATGGCAAAACATGGCCAAACAATTTGACGAACTTAAAATGAATGTAGAACAAATTCGTCATGCCTTAGAAGAACTTGCTAAAGTAAGAAGAAAAGGTGGAATCCGAAGTCGCGGTATTGATCCAATGATTGATAGCGTTGAAGAAGGTTGGAAAAGTAAAACGGCAGGCGCAGCTTTAGCTGCTGCTAATTTATTAGCAAGTCCGGCACAGGCGGCAGAAGAACCAGTCAAACCTATTACTATTGCCTATGTAATGATCGATGGCGAAATGAGGAAATATAATTTAGGTGATAAATTTTCTTCTGCGAAAGAAGCCGAAGAATTTATTAGTAAGGTTTTAGATAAACAAGGATTACAGGGTTATCAACTAGAAATAAAACACGGTTATCCTAAAAAGAAAGAAGTAAAAGAAGGATATGGACGCTATTGGTGTTCCACTGATAAAAAATGGAAAACTCGTAAGGGTCCTAAACAAAAGAGATCATCATGAAAATATCTGATATATTAGAACATAAGAAAAGCCGAAGAGCAAAAGTGTATAATGTCAAACCTAGAAACCCTGTAGCTCATGCTGCACAAAGTGTTATCTCAGGTGCCGGTGCTCATAAAGATATGAAGAAGGCACAAAAACAAGGATATGAAAAACATAAAAAACCAGCAGAAGTAACAGAAGGTTTATTAGATAGATCTAAAAGACAACAAATTATTCAATTCTTAGCTAAAAAGATGGACTGGGAAATAAACTATCTTGAACTTGCTAGTGATGCTGAATTAATTTCATGGTATAAAAAAGTACAGGCAGGAAAGGATCCTATGAAAGAATCAGGTTTTGGACGTGATGCTTATCAAAGAGATTACGATAGTAGCGTAAGCGGATTTGGACGTAGAAATAGAGAAGATGATTGGGACGAGGGCAACACCGAACCACCAAATAACTTTGCTATCTATATCAACGGTAAAAAATGGAAAGTGTTTCCTGGTCAAGGAACATACGCAGACGATCACAGAGAAATGGCTCAGCTTCGTAGATTGCAAGACATGTGCCGTAAGAAAACTGAACAGACTGGCAAGAAATGGGAAGTTTCTCGTACAGGCGAACCAGCCACAGCATAATGGATTTATCTGAACTAAAACGTCTTGCAGGTATTACCGAATTTAAAGGTTATCAACCTTACGACGGCAGCAACATAAGTATTACTGGAAACGAAAAAGGCGAACTTATGAAACAACATAATATTAAACCAGGTACTCCGGAATGGTTTCAATTATGGTTCAGTCTTCCTTATCTAACCGGAGAAAAACCTGTAGGAAAATAAAATGATTACAATATCACCATCAGCAAAAATAAAAATTCAAGATTTGCTTTCTGAAGAGGGAAACCCTAATTTAAAACTTCGTACCTTTGTACAAGGTGGCGGATGTAGTGGATTTAGTTACGGCTTTACCTTTGACGACGAACAAAACGAAGATGACTTTGAATTTGATTGCGGTGCATGGAAAGTATTAGTTGACGCAATGAGTATGCAATATCTACACGGTGCAGAGATAGATTATAAAGAAGAATTAATGGGATCAAGTTTTACTATCAAAAATCCTAATGCAGTAACAACCTGCGGTTGTGGAAGTAGTTTTGCAGTATGAACGAGTATCCTGTTTATCCACCACAAGAAGGCGAATGGGATCGTCCTCTAAATCCATATAGTCCAGTATGAGAGCAGAAGAGTTTAGTTTACCCAAAGGAATGAAAGTCTATGTTGATATGGACGGAGTCCTTGCTGATCTTTTTAATCATGTAGGAGGTTTACATGATGTAGAGCACTACAATAAAATGACAAAAGATCAATGGGAAACATTTTTTAAAGACTCTAATGCCTATGAATTATTTCGTGACCTTCCGGCATTTTCTACTGCTAATAAACTTTTAAGCATAGTAGTTGATTATGCAGGTGGTTATAATATTTTAAGCAGCCCATTAAACTTTGATAAAGAAGGAAGCATTAGAGGTAAACGTGAATGGCTGAAAAAACATATTCATGTTCCTGCTGACAAAATTATATTCGAACACGAAAAATACAAATATGCAAAAAATGCTGACGGTACTCCTAATATTCTTATTGACGATTACGGTGTAAACATTCGTGCTTGGCAACAAGCGGGCGGTATTGCTATTAAGTATCAAGCAGACGAAGATAGTTTATCTAAAGTCTTTTCTGCATTAAAAACTGCTGCTAAGGGAGAAGTTGACGAGGGATGGAAGGACTGGGCAGCAGCCGGGGCACTAGGAACTGCAATGGCATTCGGTGCTCCTAGTGATGCTAATGCTAAACATTCTAAACCGGATGTTATTCAACAGGTATCTAAAAAAGATATTGCAAAAAGCGTAACCGGTAATCCCCACGAAGTCTACTTAAAAAAGGCTGCTGAAAAAGCAGGTATAGTAGGTCACGAGCTTACAGCGTTTTTAGCACAATGCGCTCACGAAACTTTAGATTTTAAACACATGAAAGAAATAGGCGGATCATTAGACTTTCGAAAATATGATCCTAAATATGCTCCTAAAAAAGCAAAAGCATTGGGTAATAAAAATGTTGGAGACGGAGCAAAATATAAAGGTCGCGGATACATACAGCTGACAGGTCGAGACAATTATAAGAAAGCAGGCCAAGCATTAGGATTGCCGTTAGAGCAAAAACCCGAACTTGTAGAAAAACCAGAAATTGCTGCTAAAGTAGCAGTTTGGTATTGGAAAAATAGAGTAGCACCAAAAATTGATAGTTTTAAAGATACTAAAGCGGTTACTAAAACTATCAATCCCGGGCTTAAACATTTAGACTCTAGAAAAGAAAAGCATCAGGCTTTCCAGGTAGCAATGAGATGAGAGCTAAAGAGTTTGTTATAGAAAACTTTGCTGACGGAAAAGTTAAAGGAAAAAGCCGCCCCGGAAGAGTAAAACGTTCAGGGGCTAGTTGTTCTGGTTCAGTTACTGATCTACGCAAACGTGCAAAAAATGCATCGGGTGAGAAATCTAAAATGTATCACTGGTGTGCAAATATGAAAAGCGGAAAGAATAAATAATATATTATGAAAATACGTGATATTTTAGAATCAGCTACAGCAGGAGCAACATCATCGGCTAATATCGGCACGGTTGTTAGCCCTCATATTGCTATAGGAAAAGATCGTGGAAATAAAAGCTACACAGGTAGCCCAGGCAAATCTGGTACAAAAGCACCAGCAGTTCCTAAAGTAAAACAAGCAAAAAATAAGGACGGTACAGCTAAAAATGCCCTAGATATGAAAACTAATATCTTCGGTGGCGGCTCTGCCATAAAAAGATAAATATATTATAGGATCTTTATACAGGATACAAGGACTCAAACATGGACTTCAAATCATTACTTACTAAAATTCATAGCTTAAACGATCAAGTTGATCTACCAAAAGCTCCAGAATTACCAAAAGCTGTTCAGCTTAACGAAGATGCACAATTACGTGTGCTAGCAGGTACTTCATCATATATTGCAGAAGCTAAGAAAAAAGCTGATGAAAAGATGGATGAAGTTTTTGATGCCGATGCTAAAGTAGGCGACAAGAAAAAAACAGCTAGTGGCGGTACAGCAGAAAAAACTAAAACTGGTTTGAAACATACAGCGGGTGATCGCTATAGTGGAAAACAAGCTGAAAAAGAAGATAAGAAAAAGAAAGACGAGTCTATTGATCCTGAGTTCAAGTCTAAATTTAGTAAGATGGTTGAAGCTGCAAAGGGTAAGCCAGATTTTGCAGACATCGACGGTGACGGTGACAAAAAAGAACCAATGAAGAAAGCTGCTAAAGATAAAAAGAAAGGCGGCGACAAGAAAGATGGCAAGAAAGGTATGAGTGCTAAACAAGCAAAATACTTTGGTAAGAAAAACGAATCTGTAAAAACTTCTAAGAAAGTAGTTGCAGAATCAGTTGAAACAAAACTATCTTTCAAAGACATGGTAAAACTAGTACAAGAAAGCGGCGGTCAACAACAAATTGATCCAAAAGACAAAGAATTATTTGCCTGGGCTGAGCGTGTTGCTAAATCTAAACTAGGTGAAGGAATGAAAGCAGATCTATATGCCGGGCTAGTATATGAAAGAATGGGCGGTGTATTTGAAATGTATGATGTGTTATCCGAAGCACAAAAGTAATTTTACCAAAAGGTAAACAAAAGCCAGTCCTGAGTTGACTGGCTTTTTTGTTGGCTATATAATATACTTTTATACACAGGAGAATACTATGGCAAAAATGTATGGTGCAGAAGAAAAAGCCAAACTTGAGAGACTTATCAATGAAGGCGGAAATGTACTTCGTGAAATTGAAGATCTCCAAGAAGGCCTAAAAGAAACCGTTAAAGCCGTAGCAGAAGAGCTGCAAATCAAACCAAGCTGGATCAATAAAGCAATCAAGATTGCACATAAAGATAATTGGAAAGATCACGAAACTGAATGGGACGAAGTTGAAATGATCCTTGGCGTTACTAAACGTTTACCAGAATGATAGAATACTTTAATTCAACCATAGAGTGGATCAAAGATGATTTTAGGAGTTACCGTAGCCGCTTTATTGTCGAGCTTCTTGCTTGGGCTATTAGTATTGGGTGTAGTATCACAATGGCCCTTACGGTCCCTAACCCACCTCTCTTGGTACTTTATCCTATTTGGATCACTGGTTGTGCTATGTACGCTTGGGCTGCTTGGACTAGGAAATCATTTGGTATGCTGGCTAATTACATCTTGCTAACCACTATAGATAGCATAGGTTTAATTAGAATGCTAAGTAATTAAATATAAGTTTAGATGGTAGGCGTGGCCAGAATCCGCACTTTAGGTATTTGCAAGCCAAAAATTGCAAGGAGAAAAAATGAGCTACGTTGACGCATTCTATGATCGCGAAAACGACACAATTCGTGTCGTTGAACGTGATGACAAAGGTCAAAGGCACTATAAAGATTATGCCGCCAAACACCTTTTTTATTACCTTGATCCAAAAGGTAAATTTCAATCAATCAAGGGCGAGCCCCTAAGTCGTGTAAGTTGCAAGAATGTAAAAGAACTTCGCAAAGAACTTGCAATTCATTCAAACAAAAAACTTTACGAATCTGACATTAACCCAATCTATCGCTGTTTAGAAGATCATTATCTAAATATTGATGCTCCAAAATTAAATGTAGCATTTTTTGATATTGAGGTAGACTTTGACCCAGAGCGTGGCTATGCATCACCCGACGATGCATTCATGCCAATTACTGCCATTGCCGTTCATCTACAATGGATGGAAACTATGGTCTGTTTGGCTATTCCTCCAAAAACTATGAATATGGAAGAAGCTGAGAAGGCTGTTGCAGAATTTCCTAACACTATGCTCTTTGAAAATGAAGCAGACATGTTAGATACATTTTTAACCCTTATTGAAGAAGCAGATGTATTAAGTGGTTGGAACTCGGAAGGTTTTGATATTCCATATACCGTTAATCGTGTAATCAAAGTCCTAAGCAAAGAAGATACTCGTCGATTCTGTTTATGGAATCAATATCCAAAAAAGAGAGAATATGAAAAGTTTGGCAAAACTGCTGTTACCTATGACTTGGTTGGGCGTGTTCACGTTGACTCGTTGGAACTATACAGAAAGTACACATACGAAGAAAGACATACATACAGACTGGACGCGATCGGGGAAATGGAAGTAGGCGAGTCTAAGACCGTTTACGAAGGAACACTTGATCAACTTTACAATAACGATTTTCGAAAGTTTATTGAGTATAACCGACAAGATTGTGCATTGTTAGATAAGTTAGATAAAAAATTAAAATTTATCGATCTTGCTAACACCATTGCACATGAAAATACGGTTCTTATTCAAACAACTATGGGTGCTGTTGCTGTTACAGAACAAGCAATTATTAATGAAGCACACAGACGAGGCATGATTGTTCCTAACCGTGTACAACGAGAAGCTGGAGCAGACACACAGGCCGCTGGTGCTTATGTTGCATATCCTAAGAAAGGTATACATGAGTGGATTGGTTCTCTTGATATTAATAGTCTTTATCCTTCTGCTATTAGGGCTTTGAACATGGGACCAGAGACCATTGTTGGTCAACTACGTCCAGATGGAACTAAAGCATACATTGAAGCAGAGATGGCTAAAGGCAAATCATTTGCGGCAGCATGGGAAGGTATTTTTGGTTCTTTAGAATATACTTCTGTAATGGAAAAAGAAGTAGGTCGTGAAATTACCATTGACTGGGAAGGCGGCGGTAGTGATACTCTTAGCGGAGCACAAATTTACGATTTAATTTTTGAAAGTAATCAACCGTGGATGATCTCTGCAAATGGAACTATCTTTACCTACGAAAAAGAAGGTATTATTCCAGGACTGCTTAAGAGATGGTATTCAGAACGTAAAGAAATGCAGGCCAAACTAAAAGAATGTATTCAAGCAGGTAATAAGATTGAAGAAGAATACTGGGACAAACGTCAATTAGTTAAAAAGATTAACTTAAACTCATTATACGGTGCTATTCTTAATCCTGGATGTAGATTCTTTGATAACAGAATTGGTCAATCCACAACTCTTACTGGTAGACAAATTGCCAAACATATGGCAAGTAAAGTAAACGAAATTATCACAGGCGAATTTAACCATGTAGGTAAAGCTATTATCTACGGTGACACAGACTCTTGTTACTTCTCAGCATACACTACGCTGAAGAAGGACATTGAGAAAGGGACCATACCGTGGTCTCGTGAAAATGTAATTGAACTTTATGATACCATAGGAGAAGAAGTAAATGGAACCTTTGCAAAATTTATGTCCGATGTCTTCCACTGCCCAAAAAATCGAGGAGAGGTCATCAAAGCAGGTCGCGAGATTGTTGCTTCCAAAGGACTATTCATTACAAAGAAACGATATGCCGTCCTCTACTACGACAAAGAAGGAAAACGTACAGATGTCGAAGGAAAGCCAGGCAAGATTAAAGCTATGGGGCTTGACCTCAAGCGGTCAGATACCCCGGTTGTTATCCAAGACTTCCTAAGCAAAGTTCTTGAAATGGTCTTAACTGGTCATAGTAAAGAAGAAGTTCTAGAATACATCACAGATTTTAGAACAGAGTTTAAGACTCGACCTGGTTGGGAGAAGGGTTCACCTAAGCGAGCCAACAACATTACAGAATATGCTGCCAAAGAAAAGAAACAAGGTAAGGCTAATATGCCCGGACACGTTCGTGCTAGTCTTAATTGGAATACTCTCAAGAGAATGTTTGACGACAAATACTCAATGAACATCGTTGATGGCGCAAAAGTCATTGTTTGTAAAATCAAAGATAATCCGATGGCATATACCTCAGTAGCTTATCCAGTAGACGAACTACGTTTGCCACAATGGTTTAAAGATTTACCATTCGATGATGCAACTATGGAAACTACCGTGATTGATGAAAAACTAGAAAACTTAATTGGAGTACTAGAATGGGACATCAGTCAAACTAGAAGTGACAATACATTTAACAAATTGTTTGATTTTGAATGATTTCAGGGTTGATTTTTTCTCAAAATCTAAATATAATCTTAATATACATGGAGACTCTCTAAATGAAAGATATTTTACAAGACATCGTATCACATACGCAAAATCTAGGTTTTTTAACTACCGTTAAAGTAACAGGTACAGAAGAAAAGACTACAATTAATTCAATGGCAGACGATCGTTCTGTTATTATGGAAGCAGAAACTTCTAATCCATACCCAGATATGGTTGGTGTTTTTGGCATGCCTCAACTTAATAAACTCAAATACCTATTAGACGGTTCAGAATATAAAGATGATGCTAAAATCACTATTACAACTGCTGAAAGAAATGGTGAAACTATTCCGGTAGGAATTCACTTTGAAAATAAAGACGGTGACTTCCGTAATGATTATCGCTTTATGAATCAAGAAATTATTAACGAAAAGATGAAAACCGTTAAGTTTCGTGGTGTTAAGTGGGATGTTGAACTAGAACCAAGTGTTGCCGCAGTACAGCGTTTCAACTTCCAAGCAGGTGCTAACAACGAACACCCAACATTCTTAGCAAAGACAGATGGCGGTAACTTAAAGTTTATCTTTGGTGATGCAAGCACACACGGCGGTGAGTTTATTTTTGCACAAAACGTTGCGGGTAAACTGGATCGCGGTTGGACTTGGCCAGTGCTACCAATCTTGAGCATTCTTAAGATTGCCGATGTTAACAACACTAAGATGAGTTTGAGTAACGAAGGTGCTATCCAGATTACTCTAGACAGCGGTTTGGCAACATACAAATACATTATTCCAGCACAGGCGGCCTAATGATTAATAACGTTAATAGTTCCAGCAAACATATGTATGCCGCAGGGGGAAGTTCGCTTCCCTATGTGTCAATGAATCATAATAATCCTTCACAAGGCATGTTGAGATTAAACGGTTCCGATATGGAAGTGTTTGATGGCAATTCTTGGATGAAAATTTATGCAGGATCTGCAAACGTAGGCCTAAATAATGAAGCAGAAAAGGCCATTGACTGGGCTATTAAACGTATGAAGCAGGAAGAAGAATGGTACAAGTTGGCCACAACTAATAAAGCAGTCCGTATAGCATTAGACCAACTAGAACAGGCAAAGACAAGATTAGAACTTACATCAATACTAGCGAGAGAAAATGAAGAAACAACCACCAGTTGATTTAACACCACTACAAAAGGACTATGCGGTATACTTACCAGCTATTAGTTCTTTCTATTCTACATACGTTGCAAAACAACGTTTAGAAAAATTTATTCCAGATGACCGCATTCCTAAAGACTTTGATCGCGGTATTGAAGGTATGAATTTTTTAAATCCCGAACAAGGATATTTTTATTATAAATTTGCCTTGTATTCAGCGGGTCATGCTCAATTAGACATTACTAAGTCTATGACGCAAGAATCTATGATTCAACAGCGTGATCGTTCAAAGACAATGATCTTAGGAGATTCAGGCGGTTATCAGATCGGTAAAGGTGTTATTAAGTTTGACTGGCAAAACTTTGAAGGTACTGAAGCAAATAAAACTCGCGAAAAGATTTTAACTTGGTTAGACGTAACTGCTGATTGGTCAATGATGCTAG